GTGTGCGAGGGCGAGACTCAGTACATGGTTACTGCATGGGAGATACTCTTGCTGCTTAACGGATATGATCCTAATGGCGTGGAGCATCCAGGGGAATTCGGAAGCGGATGCGCAGCGGCTACAAGAATGTTCCAGGGGGACAAGTCTCTGGTGCAGGACGGGGTTGCCGGAAGAAAATCATTCTTTGCCGCAATCAATTAATAATATCACTAAGGCCCCGGGGCGTAAGAACTCCGGGGCCTATTATTTCTGCATAAACCGCAAAAAAGTATTGACATTCCACGCAATGCGTGGTATCATATATACAAGATAAGAAATCGCAAGGAGGAAGAACAATGAGTAAAATGTATGGGTTAAGATGGGATGATAGAGAATTTGAGATTGGTGAGGAACTTCCAAAGAGTAATCGTTGGGACGACGGAGTTGATACCGGCGAAAAATTAAATGGGACATGTGCAATCTTTGTATCTAGCGAGAGCGATTTTCTTGATTATCTTGACGGAATCGTAGAAGCGGATTTCGGAGAACTGGATAAATATAACAAATGGGTTGAAGAAGATCGCTATAACAGTTCTCGTCTTTATCTGGTAGAAATAGAAAGTTCCTGGGGATGGGAATGGGGAGAGGATGATGGCGAAATAGTAATGAACGGAGCAGAAGTCGTAAGGAGGATTCGCTAATATGACGGTTATGACAGTGAGGGAGATGAGGGAACTTCTTGGATTATCACGTGCGGCATTCTCAAGGATATATAAGATTCCAGTCCGAACGCTTGAGGACTGGGAGGCGGGCAGAAGGAAATGCCCGGATTATGTATTGTATCTCCTTGAAAGATGCGTGAAAGATGACAAGAAAAAAGATGGTTCTCTGCTGAGGATATCAGTAGATCGGCAGATCGAGGAAATGAATCAGGCAAGGGATGAGGAAGATATCATTAACAATAGATTCTTATAGAGGGATTAAGGCATGGATAATATGAGAACTCGTATATGCCGGGAGTGTGGCAAGGCATTTTCGGGCGGTCCGCGGGCATGGTACTGCCCGGAATGCCGCTCAATAAGAGAGCGAGAGAGAAGAAAAAAATATAATACATACGGATATGCTAGGAAGTTGGGAGGTACAGATACATGC